GTATTGTGGTATCTAACTGCTTCTGCTAATGAGTTGGGTTACACTTTGACTGATGTTGCAGAGGTTAACATTGTCAAGTTGCTAGATCGACAAGAACGTGGTGTTCTTCAGGGAGTTGGTGATGAACGTTGATATTATTGCTGAGATTGGCTGGTGGACTCTTGTAATCATGATCGCATATTGGATGTTGTTTACATGAACCATGAACTACACGACCTAATTGCTGCAAAGCTAGACGTAATGGAGTTTCTAGACATCCTTGGTCTAGAACTAGAAGATATTCTTGATAAATTTAACGAAGAGATTGATGAAAACAGAGAAGACCTCTTGGCAGCTTGCCGCTGAAACTCAGCGTGGTAAAAAAGAATATCTAAAACGATTGGTAGAGACTAAAGAAGCTAACAATGCAATTCGAGAGTTTCATGACAAAGGGGCAACCTCATCCAGCGAGATGTGTGAAGCACAAGACTTGGAAGCGGAAGGGGGTATGCGAGATGTGTCGTCTTGAAGCAGACCGTAAACTAAAAGAACAAGAAGCCCTCACGGGTTCTAATAAGCCAGAAATCAAGATTAAATGAATACACCATGGTCCAGCCTAGGGTACATCACCTACAAACGCACCTATGCTCGACGTTTAAACGAGCATGATCCATCCTCCCCAACTGAAGAGTTCTCTGATACAGTGGTCCGTGTTGTTACGGCATCTAACACACAGCTAGGCTGTGCTTTTACTGAAGAGGAGCAAGAGCGTCTTAGTAACTATCTTCTGTCCCTTAAAGGGACCGTTGCAGGAAGGTTTCTTTGGCAACTAGGTACTCCTACAGTAGATAAACTAGGTCTTAGTTCTTTACAGAACTGTGCCTTTACTGTTGTAGATGCTCCAGTAGAACCCTTTACATGGGCCATGGATTTGCTAATGCTGGGTTCTGGTGTTGGTTACAATATCCAACGAGAGCATATTAACAAGATTCCAGAAGTCAATGTAGACTTTAAGGCCCCTACCCGAAACAATGTCCCAGATGCTGATTATATTGTGCCAGACAGTAGGGAAGGGTGGGTTGCTCTGTTGGGTAAGACACTTAAAGCAGCATTCCTTGCCCATAAAACAGGTCGACAAACCTTTACCTATTCCACACAGCTAATTCGCTCAAAGGGAGCACCTATTAAGGGGTTTGGGGGAACGGCTTCTGGACCAGAAGACCTTGTATGGGGGATTGCTGAGATCAGCAAGATTCTCGAAAAGCGTGCTGGTAAAAAGCTGCGCCCAATAGATGCCTTAGATATCATGAACATCATTGGGGCAGTTGTTGTAGCGGGTAATGTACGACGATCCGCACAGATTGCTATTGGTGATCCTGATGATGTAGAGTTCCTCTTGTCTAAGCGCTGGGACCTGGGTAACATTCCCTCATGGCGTGCTATGTCTAATAATTCTGTGGTTTGTAATGATATCTCAGACCTACATGATTATTTCTGGGATGGTTACGAGGGGAAGGGAGAGCCCTACGGACTTATCAATCTGAAGCTTTCCAGAAAGATTGGACGTCTTGGGGAAACTCAATACCCTGATCCAACTGTTATGGGTTACAATCCCTGTGCAGAGCAGTCGTTGGGTGACAAGGAAACATGCTGTCTTGCAGAAGTGTTCCTTCCAAACATTAGTTCTCTGGAAGAGTTTCAAGACGTATGTAGTTTGTTGTATAGGATCAATAAACACTCCCTAACCCTACCGTGCCATCTAGAAGAGACAGCTACAATTGTTCACCAGAACATGCGTATGGGTATAGGGGTGACTGGGGTTCTTCAGGCTACAGAGGAGCAGAAGAGCTGGCTGGAACCTACTTATCGTTTCCTGAGAGTCTTTGATAAAGAGTATTCTGACAAGAACGGTTTTCCTATCTCTGTTAAGCTGACTACTGTGAAGCCCTCTGGTACACTATCTCTGTTGCCCGGAGTCACTCCAGGTGGTCATCCAGGATATGCTCAATACATGCTGCGACGTATTCGTATTAGTGCTAACCACCCTCTAGTTGATGTGTGTAAGTCTCATGGCTATCCTGTCGAGTATCAACAGAACTTCGATGGAACACCAGACTACTCCACAGTTGTAGTAGGTTTCCCTTTTGCTTACCCAGAGGGGACAGTACTAGCTAAAGATATGTCGGTAATACAGCAGCTAGAAACTGTGCGTTGGTTGCAAGAGGTTTGGTCGGATAATAGCGTGTCCTGTACGGTCTACTACAAGAAGGAAGAGCTTCCTGAAATTAAGCGTTATCTAAAGAAATGGTATAAGACTAGTCACAAGAGTCTCTCGTTTCTGCTTCACTCAGAGCATGGATTCAAACAGGCCCCTATTGAGGAAATAACTAAAGAGGAGTATGAAGCATTGGTACAAAAAACAACTCCAATTATATCTATGTCTTCTGTAGATATTGGGCTAGATTATGCTGACTGTGAGAGTGGTTCATGCCCGATCCGATGAATGACTATACGGAATTAGCATGGGCTGCCGGATTTTTTGATGGTGAGGGATGTACCTCTGTTCTAAAAACAGCTAGAGATAAATATGCCTATGTACGTCTAAGTACTTCCCAGAAATATCCAGAAGTTCTAGAAAGATTCCAGAGAGCTGTTGGACATGGTAGTATTTATAAAGCTAAAACTCGTGAAATCTATTCATTGGATGTATATAAAAATGAGCGAGTGATGGATGTTCTGAATCGTCTATGGCCCTTTTTGTCAGAACGTAAAAAACAACAAGCCCTTGATGCAATAACTAGGGTAGAAATCCACAATGTTTGACATCACTCTAGAGCTAATCAACGGCTTGAAAGTTGGTATTGAGCACATGATTCCAGATGAGGAGGAAGAAGAATCAGAATGGGAATAACCTCTCTGCTCATCATCATTGACTTGTTGGTAATTCGTATTGGTATTGTGAAGTACTCTAATGAGGAATAAATGCAACTAAAACGCCTTTCCATAGATGCTGATTTGTCTGAATCCGTATTAGAGCAAGCTACCAGTGAGTGCCCCTCTTCTACAGGGCACTGTCTGTATGTAAGTACTTATAATATAGATACTGGGGTCATTCTTTCTCGACTCTATAAGATGACTTTGTGTGTTGACGACCATCTTCCAAAAGATTCTTGGTATTTGAAATCTCAGTATTTTGGAGTCTTTTCTCCAGGTGCATAAAAGAAAAGCCCCTAAGCTATTAAGGCCTAGGGGCTTTTGTCATTTCCAGATACCAGTCCGCATCTGTTCACTTAGTCGTTTAGCACGGTCAGGGGTTTGCCGTGCCCAGAGGCTTTGTAGCATTCCATTGGCTGCATTGGTATACTCACCATTCTCCACCATCTTCAAGGTGCTACGGAAGCCTAGAAGGCCCTTTACACCCATCTGGAAGGACATGTTTAACAACACTCCTTGCCTAGCTTCATCCAGCCTCGAGAACCAGGGTAACTTCTCTGTCAAGGCAGCAACACGGTCAGCAATGTCATTGTCCAGCAGGAACTCAATTTCATTCTGACGCAACCTACCACCTTTACGTTTATCAATTAAACGTCCAACACCTATGGTCCAATAACCTAGGTGATCTTGGTAGGCGTGTTCTACAACCCCCTCATCACGAATAAGTTGTTTCTTCAACTCTTCTTTCATTGCAAGCTTTCAGAACGTTGTAGGATTTTAGACATTCTAGCAGCATTGAGTAGTTGCCGGGGAGTATTACTCTTGTCAGCATTACGTTCAATCTCTGTGTAGAACTCCTCTTTCATCTGGTTGTCCGTCTGTGTACTAGAGATGTCCCTATCAGTAATGTCTTTGTAGAGAGTTGCCAACTCAGTGGCCCTTTTAACATTGCCATTACGAGCAGCATCGTAGTATTGGTCTATCAACTCTCCGCCACGACGAGTTAGCGACATGTTAGCAGAACTGGTAGCATATCCAACATCACGCGCTTTCACCTCAGCCTGACTACGAACACCCCACTTACGTACATCCACTTCCTCTGGAGTACGTGCATAGCCGCCCTTGCGGTCAGCCAAGTCAGAAGTCTTCATGAACACCTTGGTGCCATCAGGACGTTCCACATAAGTGTGATCCTTCATGAAAGGAGCAGTCTCCAGCAAGCCTTGTAGACCCACTGGTACAGATGACATAGCACTTTGAGCCCATTTGGTTGGATTTGTTGGATCAAGGGCAGCTTTACCTAAGTTAATAGCTTGTTTACCAAGGTCCATAACTGGGCCAGCAGGACTCTGGAGCATAGCACCCATTCCTGGAGAAGCCACACGAGAAGTCATACCAATACCCGTCTGGTCAGACAAGGCACCATACACAACAGCATCACCAAAGTTCTCCATCATCCACAACTTAGGATCAGAAAAGAATGGACTCTTAGCCATCTTGTTCCACGTAGATGTAGACACAAACTCGTCCCGCATCCAACGATACAACTTATCTGCATCATCAAACCCAGGCAAGCCCATAGCACCCGCAATGGCATATTGTAGAGCCATCATAGTAGCCAAGCCTGCTGGTCGTCCTTTCATTGCTTCTCCTGCCATATATGCCCACTGGTTGTAGAAACTGATGGGATAGGTTTGCAGGGTGTTCAGGAAGTTACCAGTAGTACCTGCCTTGGAGAACAGTAGAGCCCTCTCAGACTCACGGTAGTCCACCATTGACTTGTTCACCAACTCTTCTGCCATCTGGAACAACTTAGACTGATCAGTAAATTTACCACTGTCCTTCAGCATCTGAGCATACGTCATGAACGCCGTACTACGCACCACCGTTTCAGGGAAGGCCATAGTGAAGCGAGCAGTGGACGCGGCTGCATCAAACATCTTGTTGTTAGTGGTCAACGGGGCTTCATCATAAACAGAGCGAGCAGTTACTCCGTTATCCTCTGCATACTGGAAGGCATCCTTCATAAACTGGTTAGGCAGAGCAGAGAGATACTCCCCACCCAACGCCTTCATGTAGTGAGATACACCCATTGCCAGTCCCGCAGGAACACCTACAGCAATCGCTACAGCAGGATTACCCTTGTAGCCCTGTCCACGGAGGTTCATCAAATAGGGTAGCACGTTAGTGGTTTGCACCATGTTTGCAGCAGTGTAGCCAGCCGAAGCTGCCAACTTTTGCATAATGAACACACTCTTAATGTTACCAACCACTCGACTAACCTCTGAAGGACTGATACCAAGGCCAGTACGAATTGAATCGTCAATAGCTTTAAACACAGCACTCTCACCCATACCCACAGCATTCTTGTAATACTCACGGATATACTTGACGTTGTTGGGTTGCTGTTTCTGCAACTCAGGACTACTAATCAACTCCTTAATGGAGTCACCAGCAGTTTGCATTTCAGACCATTTGAATGCATTCTTGGCATACTGAATCTGTTGCTGGAACATTGCAGTGGCTTCCTTGGAGCCAGAGAAGCCGGGACGGTCACCGACAAAGCCACGGATGTTGCCCTTCTTCTCAAAGTGCTTCTTCTGTGCCAAGGTCAGTTCACTTTCCGACACCACTTGATCTTGGATTGCTTGACGCAACTTATCCACAGCAGGATCATCTCTGCCCAAGATGTCAAGCATGGTGCTATAGGCACTCTGCAAGTCAGTCTTACTGGTAGAGCTACGGACAACTTTGTCTTTGCTCTTATCCACCACCAGATCAGGAAATTCTTTGATGAGGGCCTTAGTC